ATAATAACCGTAGGGACTTTCAATTTGAACCAATGGAAGTTTACCCTGAACAAGTTGCCGGGTCTATTGTTTATAAGGAATTTAGAACCTACGAAAACACAGAAGCAGGTACTTTATTCTATCTGCAATACGCAGGTGGAACGGTGGTAGGAACCGCTTTATATTCAGTTGATAACGTACGAGGTGTGGTTACATTTACTAATGACACAGTAGGAACTGCATTTTATGTAACGGGTAGAACTTATGATGTTAACATGGCTGCCAGTGAGATTTGGAAACGAAAAGCATCTAATGTTGCCAATCAAGTTGATTGGTCTAGTGACAATCATTCAGTAAAGAATAGCCAGGTATTTCAATTCTACACAAAGCAAGCGGAATACTTCGCAAGCATGGGTAAACAGAATACAGTCTCTATTTTCAGAGGTGACATGTGCCGGGGATAACGCCTAGCCAACTTTCGTTTATGCGCAATCAAGTAGCTGAGATGTTGCCTGACTCCGGGACTATCCTTGCTGGTAGTGTTACCTCAGACGGTCAAGGCGGTAATTCTATGTCGTGGACAGGCACCGCAGCGGTTGATTGTCGTGTTGACGTGGTAAACGGACGTGAACAACTGCAAGGCGGTGGTTATAAAAGTTATCAGAAAACCATCTTGACCCTACCTTATAACGCAAGCATCACATCCGGAAACAGGTTTGCTTATTTATCCGATCAATACAATGTTATAGCGGTGAGTGGGTCTGATAGGTCATGGAATGTCAGTGTTCGGGCTGAATTGGAAAAAATATGAACGATATCGTTATTGATACTAAAGAAGTTGATAGAGTTGCCGCAGCACTTGGTAAGAACAGGGACGCGATTATTAGAATTATCGGCTTTGATATCGAGAGCGCGGCTAAACAATTAGCACCCGTTGATACTTCTGCTTTAAGAAATTCTCATTATACAGAAACTCCTGAAGGAAATACTTTCGATGTTGCCAGTTCAAACGCATTATCAAAAAACCCAAAGGTTACAATAATTCAACATCCTAAACCAGATGAAGGGTTTATCAACGTGGGGCCTAGTGTGAACTATGCAGAATTCGTTGAGTTTGGAACTTCCAGACAAGGCGCTCAACCTTATTTGACACCCGCCGCCGAAAGTGTTTCACAAAAGTTTAATTCAGGTGAGCGTTGGAAAGGTCTTACAGGCCATGAATCCAATTAGTTCTTCCATATTTCTGACACTTCAACAAGGAACCGCGTTAACGGCTTTACTCGCGGGTACTAATTCGATCTACAAAGACACGGCCGGGACTGCAAGTTATCCTTATGTTGTTTTCAATTTACAAGGCGGTGGTGAGGCTAACGAAAGTCCTAACAGAGAAAAGAATACAGTTTATTTTATCCGGGCGTATTCAAAAGTGAGTACCGCATCCGCAGGGAATATTGATACACAGATTGATGCTTTACTTCATGGAAAGACATTGACCATAACGGGCAGGAATAACTATTGGACTGCCAGGGAGGGTGAATTCGAGAATACAGAATATTTGAGTAATGGCGATCCTGTCTACATGGCCGGGGCGCTTTACAGAATAAAGTCTTGAAAGGACATAAAAAATGAGTACAAATTCATATTCAGGTAGTGCGTTAGTTGTAACGTGGACACAAGCTTCAGGAACTAACATTATTTCAGGTGATCAAACGACTTTTGATTACACCCCATCGATTGATCTAATTGACCAGACTTCGGGTGCTGACTCTAATAAAAAGTACCTAAACGCTGCCAAAGACGGTCAAGCCTCAATGACTTCTTACTTCCAGTCAGGAACCAATTTGCGCGGTACGGCAACATGGTCAACATTGACTGAAGGACTGTCGGGTACTTTGATGTGGCAACCACAGGGAACCGCTGCGGCAACTCCGAAATATACAATGCCTGCTATTTCTAAGGGCGTTGGATTCTCTCACCCTTATGCTGACAAAGTAACCGCTTCTATGTCGTTCCAACAGAACGGTACACGGGTTGAAGGGACTAACTAATGGCTGATTACACTTTACCGAATGGGGATGAAGTTACATTCGATTTAGACCAGATCACTTTTGGCGAATGGCAAGATTTAAGAAGTCCGGCATTTGCACGACCACAAGAGGTAGAGATACTTTGTAGGATCACCGGGCTTAAAGAAGAGGTCATTAATTCATTGAAAATGAATGAATCCAAAAGACTTTACAACGCTTTGTTAGACAAAGCGATGAAGCCGTTAGATGATCCAAAAAACTGAGTGAGCGGGTTTACGATTGTATCGTTTTCGAAAAACCCGCTCCTCCTGAATTACTAATATGGAACTTAGCCGAACGGTTCAAATGGACTATACCAGAAGTCAAAGCATTATCGGTACAAGACATAAACGATCTAATAAGCATTGACGATGCAAAGAGTAAGATAGCGAAGGCATAATTATGGGTCAAATAGGTTCAATGTGGTACAACATCGGAGCGAAAACAGCCGACCTCGAAAAGGGGTTGGCTAATTCACGTAGTAAATTAAGCGGATTGTCAAAGGCGTTTGAGGCTATCACTGGGTCAAGTTTATTAGGAGCTTCCGCTTTTGCTGCTGCCGGGAAAGCAATACAGTTTGTAATTAATGAGGCAATGCAAGCAGAACAATCAGAAATGAGACTTACTACAGCATTGATTTCTACTAAAGGCGCTGCTGGGATGTCTAAAGAAGCGTTAATGGAATACGCTACGGCGTTGTCGCAAGTCACTGTAAATTCAGAAGAAACGATCATAGATGCTGAAAGCCTAATGTTGACTTTCACTAAGGTTGGAAAAGAGATATTCCCGCAAGCAATGGAAGCGGCTATGAATTTATCCGCCGCACTAGGCGGTGATCTACAATCAAAAATAATCATGGTTGGAAAGTTAATGCAAGACCCAAACGGAATGGGCGCTGCCAAGAGAGTTGGTATCTCGTTTTCAGAAGCTCAAATTGAAATGGGTAAGGCAATGTTTGAAACAGGTAACATAGCTGGATACCAGGCTATGGTTATTGCAGAATTAAATAAAGAGTTTGGGGGAATGGCGAAGGCAATGGGTACAACCTATGCCGGACAAGTTGCCATTATGAAAAATAACTTTGGCGAATTAGCAGAAACAGTCGGAAAAACATTAATTCCAATTCTTGCCGATGCTGCAAAGACACTAAACCAAATTATGACGCTGAATACTTACTATACTACTTCTGTAAAAAATGCCACTCAAGAAATGCAACGTCAGGGAGTAGCGTATGAGGAATACGAAAGAAGGTTATCTGGAGCCGCGTCCGCTGCCGGAAAGTTGTCTGAAAGACACAAAGAGTACTATGATCAAATTTTAAATGGCGCTTATACCGATCCGGTTTGGATGCTAGAAGTAAATCAAAAACTTGGCATTTTATCTGAGAGTGAATACCAGGCAGGAATAGACGTATTAAAATTGAAAGACGCTTTTGATTCTCAAACAAGAAGTGGAATGATTTGGGATACAAGCATAAATCAATGGATTGTGGATACCTCTAAATTAACGGGAGCCTTTTCAGAATTAGAGCCACTTGTTGTATCGGTAACCGATTACACAAAAGATTTGGATACTGCTCAACTCGCTGCTTTTGCATCCGCAGGATTGGAAGCCGATGCTCAATATAGAGTTTATGAGTCGTTAGGGCTTATTGATAAAGCCAGTTATTATGCGATTCAAGCTATCCAAAATTGGAGGGACGAACTTGCCAATACGGGTAATATTGACGCATACATTGGTAAGGTTGAATTACTAAACAGACTAATGAGAGATTCAGAATACAAGAGTTATGGTACTTCTTATAGTACACCTAATGCTGGTGGAAATACTTATACACCGCCTGCAATAAGTACTCCTGTTGTTAATCCTAGATTTCAAGCAACTGGTGGTTATGGTTCTGGACTAACCTTAGTTGGTGAGCGTGGGCCGGAATTAGTAAACCTACCTTACGGGTCTTATGTAAACAATAATAACGATTCTAAAAATATGGTATCTGGAGACAAAGAATTACTAAACGCAATCAATCAACTAAACGTAAGTATGAGTAGACTTCCAATGCAAATGAGGGACGCCATTTTACTGGCATAATATGACTTGTGAAAATTGTTTTAAGATAGAGATGCAATTAGCGGGAACCGCGGGCGCGTGGACTGACGTATCAGAGGACGTTATGCGTGCTGATAATATTTCAGTATCTTATGGAATTAAAGAACAATCACCATTAGCGAGGACGGCTTCAACTGGAAGTATGTATTTTACTCTTGACAATTCAGAAATCAATAGCGCCGAATTAGTTGGGTATTATTCACCGGGGCATGTGAATTGTAGAAGTGGGTTTAAAGTTGGAATTACTGTAAGACTTTCAATAGAATATGACGGTAAAACTCATCCGAAGTTTTACGGACGAATACCAGAAAAAGGAATAAAAATAGCAACTGGTACAACTGGATTAAGAAAGGTTTATGTCGAAGTCAGAGATTTTATGGAGCAATGTTCGATAACAGATATTGAGACTCCTGACTTTGTTGAGAATAAAACATCCGCTGAGATTCAAGCATTAGTAATAGCCAATCAAGATATCAAACCTTTAGCAACTGAATATAATACTTGTGAAGAAACTTTTGCTACTGGATTTGACACAGTAAAAAGCACGACAAAAAGTATCACAGAAATGAATAAGGCTAATTTAGCGGAATTAGGTTATTCGTATGTAAAGCATGATCTAAATAATTATGAAATATTCACGGTTGATGGTAGGATGACAAGAACCAATACGCCGGCAACTTCAATCGTAACAATGCCAACGGATTCTACCGGATACATATTACAAGAAAACGGATTCAAAATTAAGCTTGAAAGTGGTTTAGGTTTTATCAAGTTGAATGCTGGTACTTCGATCTCTTTTGAAAACATATCGTTACCGGGTGAGGTTATCAATGGTAACAATCTATATAACTACATTCAGGGTATTGCCTATCCTAGACAAGTAGGAACGGTTGCAGAAATCTTGTTCAAAACAAATACCGCCTTTCCTATTAACGCAGGTGAGACAGTTCCAATAAAAGGGACTTATACCGATCCATTAAATCAAACTAACAGTATTTCAGCTAAAGCAATGCTGCCTCCAGGGACGGCGGATTATTGGATGAATGCCAATAGAGATAAAACGGGTGCTGATTTAACGGCTAATTTCAATATCGGTACACCTTTATTTTATGCTAACAATGTTATTTACAATGTTACAAATACCGGAACTGCTAATGCCTATGCTTATGTGCAAGCGCAAGGAACGGCGGTTAGAGTTTACGATCCGGTTATTAGTTTTGTGTCAGACGCTACGAGTATACAAACCCATGGTAAACATACGTTAAATCTTGATATGAAATTACAAGATGACCCGACTATATCAACGGCATTTATTACTACCATGTTGAGTCAGTTCAAAGAGCCGACTACTAGAGCCGAGGTTTTACCGTATTATGCTAATCGAAGTCAAGAATTACTGGCAGCGTTTTTATACTTGGATATTGGTTCACGATTTACAGCGGTAGAATCAGTGAGTGGTATTTCAGGTGATTACTTTATTAATGGCGTAGATTTTACTATTTTACCGGGTGATATTATTAATTTCTCGTGGCATGTAAAGAGTTCAAGTTATGATACCTTTGCGTTCTGGTATTTGGGAGTGGCGGGTATGAGTGAAATAGGTGTAACTACTTTTGCAGGATTCTAAGAGGTAAACTATGACATGGACAGATCCAATTACGTGGACGGGCGGACAGCTCGTTACTGAAGCACAATTGAATGCTTATATTAGAGATAACATGAACCATCTCTTTAATATAGTTGGTTCTGCCAATCAAAACGCTGGTGGAACTTATATCAACCTAGATCCTGCCGACTCTATTCCGTTTATCTCAGGTGTTACGAATGCACCTATAACACAGGTGGAAGCAGGAACTACTAATCC